GACGCAGACCGCCCTGCCTTGGTATTCCGGGCAGGGCTGGAAGTTGCCGCCGCCTTGGCTCTTGGTTGCTGTGATTCCCATGTCGTTGCTTTGTCTTGGTTGTTTTTGTCGTGTTATGAGGGCGATTGCTCGTCCTCGAGATTGGATTGCGCCAGCCTGGTGTAGTGCGCCCAGTAGTCGGGCCAGGTGTCCCGGATCTTCTTGAGGTTGCCGGGGTCGGCGGCCAGCGCTGCGTGCCCGAGCCGGCAGACGAAGCTGCCGCCGTATTCCTCCATCGTCCTGGCCACGTCTCTGTCGGTCGGTTGTCTCATTGGCTGGCCTTCTTCTTTGGTCGTTTCCATGTAGTTATGTCGTCCTTCAGCTTGTAGTTCTTTGCCGCGCGGTAGATCTCGCCCGCGGCCTTCTTCGATAGGTTGTAGAGCCCGGTGCCGTCCCGGTCGCGTTTGATGCGGTCGTTCATGGTTTCTGGTTGAGCACCCAGTCGAAGTTGTTCCGCCAGGTATCGCCGAGGCGGTTGTAGGTGTCGGCCTGGATCTTCCAGCTCCTCGGATCTCGCCTGGCGCCGGTGTGGCGGCAGACCGTCCTCACGTCCAGGTCCCGGATGGCGGTGTTGCGGGCCGGGTGGTCGCTGGGCAGCTCATGCAGCTTCACAGCTCCTCCTCCTCCTGCCATTGGTCCAGAGCCTCCGGCCGTGTGGTTGCCAGCCCCAGCCGGATCAGGTGCCGGATGCGGTCGTCGCGCTGCCCGAGCTTCTGCCTGAGGTATTCGTTGCAGGCCTTTAGTTCCATCACATCCTTCTCCAAATTGGAGAGATGTGATGGCGTTGTGTGTTTTTCGCTCACGGCTTGGCCTCTTTGGCTTTGTTCCATTTGTTGACCGCATCACCCCATCCACCGAAATAGCCGGATGCTTTGAGTGCATCCCCCGCCTCCTCCAGCCGCTTGATTCGCTGACGCTGCTCCTCTGCGCCTTCGTAGAGCTGCGCGACTTTCGCAGTCAGCCGCTCAATCTCTGAGGTGGCTGCGTTGAGTTCGCGTTCGAGTTGGCGGCACAATCTCATGTCGTTTTCAAAAGCGCAGCATAACGGTCCATTTATGCGTTCCGCGTTTTGATAGATTTCAAAAAGACGCTCGTATTCCGCATCCGTCCTCGGCGTATCGCTGACCATTTTGTTGGTGTCACCAAGATGGTTGCTCATTTCGATTCCTCCCATTTTCCAATCGTACGGAGGAAAGCCTCTGCGCGTTGGGCTGCGGTGGCGCGCAATAAAACCGCCCAAGATTTTATCGGCATTTCATTGCTACTGGCTCCTAACCATTCAGCCTGGTCAATCAGTTGATCGACAGTCAGCACCTTCTCCGCCTCATGCATAGCGTTGAGGTCGTTGAGATAGTCGGGAATAGGCTTTCGATTGATGAAGTATTTTATTTTTTCTGCATCGGTTGGATGTGGCCAGGTAAAAATCCCAGTCAGTTCCTTTGGAAGCCAATCTATTTCTGCACGAATTTCTTTCCATCCACACGCTTCCGCGATGGCTACCCTTTGTTGTTCTGGGTTCACTTGGCCTCCCTCGCTTTGATCATGGCGTCGTTGATCTGTTTGCTCACTTCACGCCCTCCAGCAGCATGGCGTGCTCGAGGATGAGCACCGCGTCCGCGGTCTTGAGCGTGATCACCAGCCGAGGCTGTCGCTGCTGTGCGATCTGCTTGAGATGGGCCTTCCAGCGGTCCGCGTGGGTCTTGGCTGTGCCGGCCTGGACGGTCTTCTGCCAGGTCTGCGGCGGCACCTCGATCACCCGGGTCTTGCTCGCAGCGATCAGGCCGTGCAGGAACCCGACGTTCCTGCCGAAGGCGAACATCCGGCTGCCCGGTGCGCCAGCTCCTCCGATGTAGCCGCCCACCTTTTCGATGTAGACCACGTCGGAGATCGCCAGCCGGTCCATGATCAGAATCGCCACGTCCTGGTCGGTCGCCGGCATCGAGTCCAGGATGATCCCCGCGGGCCCGTAGTATGCCAGGCCGCCTGACAGGCCCGGGTCGATGGCAAGGATGCGTTTCATCGGGCCGCCTTTCTCAACCAGGCGAGGATCGCCTTGTCGGCCACGGCCTGCATCTTGAGGCCGGCCTGCAGGCAATAGTCGCGCAGGGCCTTGTGGGTGGTGGGTGTCACGTTGATGGTTTTGGGTTTCATTTGAGGTGCTTCTTTACCTTGGCCCAGTAGGCCTCGGTGGCAGTCTTAGTGTCGCCGCGGGGGCCACCGTTCCATCGGCGGGCGAGCTGCTCGGTCGTGGCTCCCTTGCCGTAGGCCTTGAGGTAGGCTTCGCAGACCGCCCGGGCTTGTGCACGGTTGGTCATCTCGGAGTGCCGGTAGTTCGATCCGGTGATACGGTTCACGTCGAGGATGACGGCCTTGTGGATCTGCAGGGGGCCGATGGCCTTGCCGCCGTCGCCGACGGCCAGGTCGTTGCCCGATGACTCGACGATGATGAGGGCGCTGATGAGGTTGGAGATGTTGCTCATGGTTTGCTTTGCTTGCTTTGTTTGCTTCGTTCGACGGGCAGACAATTGCATGGCAATCACTTGACGTCCACCACTTTTTTACAGAAAAAACGGAAACCTGCGTTTTCCTTAGGAAAACGGGGCAAAAAATCAGGCGGAGAACTCGTTGGGAAGGCGCAGGTCGACGTAGCGGAGGGTCAGGAAGACGTAGTCGCCGGTGGTGACGTCGAGGTAGCTGCCGACCTGCACCCGCTCGCCCGGGCCGTAGTTCCGGACCGCCTTGTAGCGGGTCGGGTCGACGGGCGGATTCTCGGTGGGGCGGCCGTCCTGCGTGTCCCAGTTCCAGGATGCGAAGCCCATCCGGTTGCAATAGGCGGCGAGGTCAATGGCCTGGACGAACCAGTAGTCGTTGCCGAACGGGTCGACCTGCTTATAGGCGGGCACGCCGTTGGCGATCAGGATGTCGTGCGCTCCCTCGTTGACGTACCAGACGTCCATGTCGAGGCCGGCCTCGTAGCCGGTCGTCCCGAGCAGGAGCATGTTGACCGTGAGCACCTGCAGCACCGCGGCGGTGCCGCTGGCGTCGAAGATCGGGCAGACCAGGTTGCCGTGGCACAACGGCACCGCGCGGGTCCAGCTTCGGACCGACCATTCCAGCAGGTTCCAGAGCCAGGGCGACTTCGGGATCTTGTGGAAGAACGGGCCGCCACCAGCCAGCAGGCGATTCTCGACCGCATAGAAGTCCAGGGCGAACTGCTGGTCGTTGCCATAGGTCCAGCGGATGTCGGTCAGGCCCTCCTTGTAATTGGCCGCCCCGGTCACCGGCAGCGGCACCGTGGCGGCGAAGGCGGCCCCGTCCTGGTCCTTGAAGATGTCATCGGTGCGGCTTTCGATCTGCCCGGTCAGCTCGTCCAAGGTGAACGGGTCGACGATGCGCTCGTATTGCCTGGTGCGGTTGGGGCTGCCCGGGATCCGGACCGAGGCGTCCCCACCTTCGGCACCGCCCCACTTGTCGAGCCAGAAGTCGGCGCCCCAGCCGCGGGTCTCGGTGCTCGATTCCGAGAAGCCGAAGGCCCGGGCCTTCTCGGTGTCGTAGATGGACGATGAAAAGCCCCACGGGCCGCCTGGCGGGATGAAGGCGGTGTTGACCGCCTGCGAGCTGTAGGAGCCGCTGACGGTGGCCAGCGACATGCCCGGGAAGAGGTTCGACCACAGCGGAGACGATGTGCTGCGCTCCCGATGCAGGTAGTAGATCCGGGTGGTTGAAGTGTAGCGGCTGTTGGCCCACGGGCCGGCGCCCCAGTTGATCGGGCGGTCGCCGATCCACAGCGACTCGTTGTCTGCGTTGGCCTCGAAGTTGACCAGGAGGTCGCCGGAGATGCCGCTCGAGCTGGTAGCGCGGACGACCAGCCCCATCGGCGTCATCGTGACGGTGGAGACCTTCTCCTCGAGGATGTCCGGGGCGTCGTCGTAGTTGCCGAGGAAGCCTTCCTCCACAGCGACCTTCCTCCGCAGGTCGATGATGGAGTCGAATATGGTGACCTCGTTTCCTGCCGACCAGGACTTCGACTCGTAGAAGTTGGCGCCATTGGATCGGATGAAGGTCTGCGGGTAGACGGTCGAGATGGTCACCGGCGACCCGCCGATCTCCCAGAAGGCATCGGATGCGGTGGTGAAGATGTTCGCGTCGACCGGGTAGATTCGAATGATGCCGCGGTTGGAGGTCAGGGTCAGGCTGGTGGCGTTCTCGACCACGGTCATGCCCAGAGACCGGAGGCCGGCCACCAGGGTGCCGGCGCCGCTGAACCGGACGACCCGCTGGTCGAAGACATTGCCGGTGGCGTCCGAGTAGGTGACACGGGCACGGCCCCAGGTGAAGACGCAGTCGCCCACACCGTTGGCGAATGCGCCCGGGTCGCCATAGACGCCCTGGTAGACCTGCCGGATGTCGTAGGAGGCGAACGGATCGTGCATCGCTCCCATCACCCGGCGCCATTCCAGCAGCACGAACGGGTTGGCGACGTTGTTGGCCGCAGCCGACCGTTCCAAGGCCAGGAAGGGCGATTCCGTCGCGTTGGCGGACCATTCCGGAGGCCCGCCCGCGAAGAACGGAACGTCGCCGGTGAAGCACGGGAAGAAATAGGTGCAGACGCCGCCACCCGGCCAGGTGTTCGCCCAGCTCCCGTCGGGCTTCCTTCGGAAGGCACGGCACCCGCCCTTCGGGACGTAATGCGGCGCCGAGCTGCCGTCCGGGTTCTGCAGGTTGACCCGGAGCACGTTGTCGCCGCAGTTGTGCACCCGCCAGCAGTCGTAGCGCTGGTAGGTGTTGAGGATCGAGAACGACGAAAGGCCCTCGATGGCGATCTCAGCGACGGCCAGGCGGTGCTTGTGGATCCGGCCTGGCGGCAGCGTCGGGTCGATGGGGCCGAGGCTGCCGCGGACGTAGGAGGTCAGCCCCGCGGTGGTCGGATCCCAGCCGAGGTGGACGTCGTAGGGCACGCCGGCGATCTCGCGGCGGTGCAGCTCGAAGGAGAAGTGGATCCGCCCGACGTCGCAGGTGAACGGGTCGCCGGCGCCAACGAATCGGTCGACGTAGACCTGGCCGCCTTCGACGTCGACGTGCTTGTTCTCCAGCTTCGACAGCTCGATCCGGGCGGAGACCTCGTTGTGATCGCTGCGCCAGATGCTGCCGATGCCCGGGATGTACGGGTTGGGCACGGCCCCGTCGTCGACCAGGCGCCGGCAGGAGTCCGGGTCGTTCCGATAGATGTACCAGACGCCGTAAGGGTACTGCCCGACCCACGGTCCGTCCTTGCTGTTGGCAAACAGCGGCGACTTGTCATCCAGCACCCGGGCGCACTTCTGGTCGAAGCGGCTGTAGAGGCTGTTGAGATTCGCCGCCGTCCACATCTTCTCCCGGCGGTCGACGGCGTATGGCATGGCGGCAGGTCAGTAGAACCAGGACTCCTCGGACGTCTGGGTGATGGTGGTGCCAGGCTGCAGCTTGAGCACCGTTCCGTTGGCGTTCTGCTCGACCCGCTGGCCCGGCCCGGCGACGAGCTGGACCCGGCGGACAGCCTCGATCAGTTGGTTGATCGCCCTGGCGTGGTCGGACTTGAGACCGCGCTCGGCCAGCTTGGCAGGCAGTTGGATCGGCATGGCGTCAGATCTCGCAATACTGGGTCATGATCTTGACGACGCCCGAGGTCGACAGGACATGGACGTCCACACCCGACTCGATGCGCGGGATCAGGGCGAACTCGCCGGGCGGCACCAGGATGGCCTGCACGAATGTCGGGTAGGTGCCAGCATCCCGGAATCGGAGGTAAACGCCGTTCTGGGCGTCCAGGTTGACCAGGAGCAGCTTGTAGGGCAGCGCCAGATCGGTAGGCGTGTCCAGCGGCTCGGATGTGTTGCCGACGTCCTGCGTCTGCTGGCCCATGTCGCGGCCGGTCATGTTGACGATGGCCGTGTAGGTCAGCGGGTTGATCGAGGCCCCGCCTTTGTTGGCGTAGAGCCTCGCCGACATTTCGATCTCGTTTGCCATGGCGGTTGGTCGGTTAGATCTCGCAGAAGGTCGCCTGGATCGTGACGGCCGATGTGTTGGCGATCAGGTACAGGTTGGTGTTGATGTACGGGATCAGCATGGTCTCGCCGGCCGGGAGACGCATCGTGCCGGCGCCCGCGGAGAAGCCGGAGGTGAACGACAGCTCGACGTAGTTGGTCGAGTCGAGGTTGGAGATCAGCACCTTGTACGGGCTGGTCACGTCGACTGGGACGTCGAGGATCTCGGACGCGCCGGTGCCGATGGATTGCGTCTGGGAGCCCATGTCGACGCCGACCATGGTGGCGGTTTTGGTGTAGGTTACCGACGGCAGGTAAGCGCCATTCTTGGACGCATAAAGCCGGGCCGTCATTTGGATCTCGTCTGCCATAGATGGGGAGGGTGTGGGTTAGGGTTAGAAGAAGGGATAGATGTCGAGGTCGTAGGGGGCAAACGTCCAGGAGATCACCTGCTCGACCTGGTTGGTCTTCTGGACAAGGCTGGAAGAATAGTTGGTTTGCTTCCAGCCCCACTCGGTGCCTGCGGGCGCCTGGATCTGGCCCGACGCATCGGTGGGCACCCGTGGCAGCATTTGTTGCACGGATGTCGGCAGCCCCCAGGCGATTGCAAACGAGAAGGGCCGGTAGACCGGCGGGATGCCCTGCGGCACCTCAGGCAGCCCGAGGTTGCCGGAAAAGGTGGCCACCCGCGTCAGGCTCACCCGGGCCACCGGGAACGATTCCTCGCCTCGTGAGAGTTTCTGCCAGACCTTCTGCGCCATCACGGTCACGCCTGCCGGCAGAGTCTCGCCATTCTTGACCGCGGTCTCGATGACGTACTTGTAGCCGGCCGGGTTGCCGGTTGCGCTTGCGTCCTTGGCGACTGCCGGTAGGGCGAAGATCGAGACGTCGACGTAGTCGGTCCGGAACTCGTAGCGGATGTCGGCCAGCTCGCCTGGCGTTGGCGTCCCGTTCTCTTGGATGGGGATGCCGGGATCGAAGGCGGTGCCACCGACGGTGACCGTGGCCTCCGAGTAGGGGCCATCCTCCCGGATGGAATACCGGGCGCCGATCCGGACCCAATCGGCCGAGGCGATGCGGAGGGCGTCCTTGCTTCCGCGGTAGACAAGCGTCACCACCCGGCCGTTGCCGGTGTTCTCGTAGCCTCGGCTGACCTCGATGTATTCGAGCGCCGTCGGGTTGGGGATGCCTTGGATCGTGGCCATGTTATTCCTCGACGGCCTCGGCCGTGCGCTGCGTGTTGCGGGCGATGTCCCGGATGTCCTGCGCCTGCGTTTTCACGGCTCCGAAGTAGCGGTCCATGTTGGTCTGGAAGGCCGTGAACCCGCCGGTGCGGGCGAGCTGGTCGCCGGTGGCTGCGGAGATTGCAATGGTCTTGGTCGGGCCCTCCGGCTCGATCATCACCTTCTGGCGTGTTGCCGCCCTTCTTTCCCTCGCCTGTTGACGGTTCTTCAGCTCCTGGTCCTGCTCCTCCAGGGATGCCGTGTAGGCCTGGGCGGATTGGCTGAAAAGGAACTTGAGATTGTCGACGACCGACTTTCCTGTGATCTGTCGACCGCTAAAAACCATTGTCCCGAAGGTTTGGATGGACGATCCGATTGCCTCCAGCCTGCGGAAAAGCGGTTCGATGACATTGGCGGTCAGGCTTCCCATGCCTGCCACCATCGTCTTGTTCATGATTTCGACGCGGTCGTTCGCTTCGTCCAAGGTCTGAATCACTTGTGACGACATGACCAAGCCGAGCCTTTGGGCTTGGTCTGCAGCCTCCGACAGCCCGTCCGCCATTGCAGGAATCAGCGACCCAGCACCGCGGCCAGCCAGTTCTCGGAACGGTGCCAGAAGGTTCTGCGGGTTGGCATCTCCCTCGAAGGCCTTGCCGATCTTGAGGAAGATTTCCTCGATCTTGGCCGACTTGATTTCTTGAGCGCTGATTCCGAAACGGGCGAAGGCATCGAGCAGACCTTGATCTCCACCAAGCGCCTTGCCGCGGGCGATGGTGATCTTCTGCAGGGCGCCGGAGACCTCCTCAAGGCTTGCCCCGCCCATCTCCGCGGCGAACTTCATTTCCTGCAGGAACTCGGCGGAGACGCCGAGCTGGGTGGAAAGATCCTGCAGCTTGCCGGCTGTCTCGATAGCCTGCATGCCGAACTGGGCCAGCTTGTCGACGGTGAACACGCTGGCCAACGTCCCGGAGATGTCCCGGCCGATGCCTTTTGCCAACGACTGCGAGCGCTTGAGGCCGGTCTCGAAGGCGGTGCCGTCGAGCCCGAGCTTGGCCAGTAGGGAGAAGATCGCCATGGGTCAGTTGTTTGGCTGTTGTTGCGCCCACCGCCACAAGGCCTCGTCCTTGGGGCTCCACAGCTCGACGTCGCCATGGGTCTCTGCCTTGGCCAGGACAAGGCGCTCTGCGTCCCCGATGGGCATGGCCAGGACGGTATCTTCCCGCAGCCCGATGTCCATGCAGCAGGCGAGCATTCGTTCCGGCCACGGCATTGACAGCTCCCGAGTCTTGCCGGGCTTCATCAGGATTTCCGGGGCGGTCGATTGCCCGGCCATCCAGGCGGACCATTTCTCGAACTCCACCTCGAACGACAGGCCACGGGTGCGGCGGGCCCATAGCCAGATGACCAGCCCGCGGAGCGGCGACCTCATGGCCTTGAGCGATTCCGCCACGGGCTGCGAACAGATCAGGACGGCCTGCATCAGGTCGGCGCGGCTGACCGCACCTCCGACGACCAGCGGCGATTCCATCCGGTGCAGCACGAGCGAATGGCCGACCGAATACGGCACAAGGCGCAGCCCCATCACGACAGGACAGGGCGGCGCCGTGGCGTTTAGAATGTCGGCCAGGCCGGTCACAGCGTGGTTGCGCCGCCGGTGATCGTGGTACCCATGCCGGCGTAGCGCTTGAGCGTGATGGTGCCGGTGACCTTGCCGGTCTGGGTGAACTTCAGCGAAGCGCCGCCAGCATAGATCCAACGGCCGCCAGGGCCGGTGCCCGGGCTGCCCGGGGCGTTGATGGCGTCCTCGTAGGGCCCGCATTGCACCGCAGGCGCCCCGGTGATCACGCAGGTGCCGTTGGCATCCGGGCTGGCCATGGCCTTCAACGCATCCGCGGCATTGGCGCCGGCCGGGATGAAGTTGACCGTGAGGGTAAGGCGGTTGTTGTAGGTGATGTGCCCGACGACCTCGCCGGAGCTGTTGCGAACCTCCTCGGTGTCAGCCTCGTGGGTCAGGTCGTAAGACTCCATGTCCGGAGACGTGTAGAGCGTCACGACCAGGTTGCCGGCGCTATTGTAGAGGGCGAGGGTGGCCGGTGATCCGAAACGGTAAACGCGGCCTTGTGAATTAGCCATGATTGGTGGTGGTTAGGTGGTTGCGCTGCAGTAAAGGGAGAAGGTCCGGGTGAACGTCCTTGCCCGATTGGAAATCGAGGAGGCTCCGAAATCAAGCGGGGCGGCAAACTGCGCCGTGAATGGGCCGTTGTCGTCGTTTGCCGCGGCATCCAAGGCCGATGCCCCGGTGTCGTCGAACAGCGGCAGGATCCGGTTGTCCAGCACGCGGACGGTCGACAGGGCATCCGCCTCGTCGGTGTCGTCGGCCGAGAGCTGCAGCTCGACCTCGACCTCGACCTCGCATGTCAGATCGGTGCGCTGCACCGGCCGCGCGGAGTTGGTCGAGACGATGATGCGCGGGAAGTTGGGCATCGTGTCCTGCAGATCCGGGTCGTCGTACAGGCCGCGGCTGTAGGACGTCAGGCAGGTGGGCGTCCCGGTGCCGGATGACGACCAGTCGGTTGCCGCCAGGTAGTCGGCGACGGCCTTCTCGGCTCTGAGGGCGACGGCGTTCATTTGATGTCGAAGCCGTTGTCCTCCAGGACCTTGCCGTTGGCAAGCAGGGCCTCGGTCATGTGATTGGCCAGCTCGGCGGTCTCGTCATCGAGCGCCCGCTGCATGGCCGGGTTGTAGATGCTGGCAACCCGGTTGTATTGGTTGTCGGCGATGCCGGCCGTCATGACGATGGTGGCGGTCGGGTTGTAACCTGGAACAGCCTGGAAACCGCGGGCACGGGTGCCCTTGTGCACGGCCACGTTCTCCTGTGGCAGGCCGTATTGGTTGGCCAAGGCCACCAGGGCGGCGTTGGTTTTACCGGGTGGCTTGTATCCAGGAGGCTTCACCAAAGGCTTCCATTTAGGCTTGTCGTATTGTCTAAATCCGCGGTTGTAGACCCGGATCATCTTCACCACACCGGAACGGAGATAACCAACAGAACCCAAGGCCTTGCGGTAGATGTCGCTGGCCGCTTGTTTCATTTGTGTGCCGTAAAGGCCGCGGCGCCCTGCCTTGGCTTCCTTGGCCTGAGCAATCAGATGCACCCGGCGCAGCAGGCGGGAGCGGCCGATGCGTTTGCCGGTCTTCTTCGACTTCCGGTTGATGTCTCCCAGCGGTTTTGAAAGATAATCCCCAATGCGAATCCGCTCTTGTGCCGGGCTCCTCGGTGGCACCAGGACGAACAGTCGGACCATGAGGTAGAAGAACCGGGCGTTGATGGCCTTGTGAAGGTCGCGCCGGGTCGTCAGCAGGTACTGCTTCAAGGCCGCGTCGAAGCGGCTTGTGTCGACCTCCATGTAGACGGCAGGCCTCACCGTGTCTTGGCTCCTAGTTCGAGGCTGTAGTAGGCGCCGGAGGCGTCCACCCGGCAGGACAAGATCCGGAGCGTCCGGCCCTGGTAGACCAGCGTGCGGCCGACCACCGGGCGTGGTTTGCAAAATGTCAGGGCAATGCGGTCGGTGTTCTCCTGCAGCAGGTAGAACCCGTCCTCCTTCAGCAGCCGGGAGAACTCGGTGCCCTGGTCGAGGGTGTAAAGGGTCGTGTCCATCGACACGAGGGTCGAGTCAAAGGTCTTCCAGTCGCTGAACTTGACCAGGATCCGGGAGGTGACGTTGTCCTGGAACCCGCCAGGCACCGGCGTGTTGCCGTCGGTGACGGCAGCCGGGATGCACCGGATGGAGGATCCCTCCCAGATGAACATGGGCGCCCCCAGCATTTGCTGGAGCACCGTCATGCCCTGCTGGAGACTGGATCCGATGATGGTCACGGGGTGAAGTAGGTGCCCGAGATCAGAAGGCGGGTCGTGGCCTGGAGTTGGCCGGCCAGGCTGGTGATGTCGCCGGTCTCGTAATGGTAGAGCGCAGCGTAGGAGGTGCCGCCGACTGCTTTGCCGATCACCGCGGTCTTGGCCTGGGTGGTGGCGTTGTCGAGCCAGATGGCCAGGGCGGCATCGTAGGACACGGCGTCCGGCAGGGTGATCCGGAGGTCGCCGGTGGCGGCACCGCTGACCGAGTCGATGGTCAGGTCGGCCGTGAATGTGGTCACGAAGCCGATGGAGGTGTGCCGCGCGGTGTTGACCGTGTAGGTGAAGGTCCGGCCGCCGCCGGAATCGGTCAGCACCGGCACCCAGGTCGATGGGGCGGTCAGCGGCAGGGCGGCGTAGACCTCGTCGAAGTTGTCGTTGATCTTCTGCCCGGCGCCCCGGAGCGTGTCCCCGGTGTTGTCGTTGGCGATGGTGCCGATGTTGATGATTTGCTGGGACATGGGGTTATTCCTTCGGGAGGGCGTACCAGCCCTCCGGGATGATCACGCGGTTCCTGCTCTGGACGATAGCGCCGGAGGCGTCCCGAGCCCAGACCTTAGCCTTCACCGGCTCGGCCAGGCGCACCGGAACCCCCGGTGGCACCAGCACCACCCTGGTCGGGCCGCAGCCCTGCAGCGTCAACGCAAGCGGCAAGACGAGCGGCAAGAGCTTGGTCCTTGGCGCCGTCTTCACTCGTGATGTCCTTCTGCTCGACCAGCTTGTCGAGCGCAGCCTTCATCAGGCCTTGGCTGATGCTGAGAAGCGGGTCCATGTTTGATGAGTTTCGCGTGGAAGATGCAGGCCCAGACG